ACTTATGACAACACTGACGGTATTATCGTTGGTGACTGGGGTATTACTAATGATGCAGGTGGATGTGCAAACGTCAAGACTGCCATTGACAACCTCGTAACTACAATCAATGATATTATCGCTCCTACTGGTTCTGATTTTGAGATTGCTGCTGATAGACTTTACTTCAATAGAAACTTTATTGCAGAAGAAATCACTGGACTCATTACTTCTGAGTTTACATATCTGTTGAACAATGTTCAGTATCAAGCATTCACATATCCTAACGGTGCTCTTGGTGAAGCAAAATGTCAGAGAGACTTGAAACTTATCATTGAAAGTGCAATCTCTGACTTACAGACTGGTGGAAACAACTCTACTATCGATGCTATCGCTAAGTATCTAACTGCTGCTCTAACTCTTAACATCACTGATGGTGTTGAGCAAGAGTTACTTGCCACTGTATATGGTATTGAACAACTTGAAGCACTTGGTAAGAAAGCAATCGATAACTTACTCTATGCAAATGGTGAGGATACAGGTGGTACAGCAGGTGCATACTCAGCATTACATACCGATGATGCTGCAGTTCGTGATGCTTTAACTATTACTGACGCAGCAAGTGTCAAGAACAGATGGTCTGAACTTATTGAGATTGCTGTTAATATTCTTGCTCCTTCTAAGAAAATCGGTAGAAGTGCTGCCAAGCATGTTCTTTATAACCGTAATTACTTCTTACAAGAGATTGAAACTCAAACTGTTGCTCAATTTGGTGCAGGATCTTGGGTCTATACTGATTTCGTTAACACCACTGTTGATGATCTCGTTCACGATCTTATTACAACTGATACTAAGAAGAAAACTACTGCATACAATATCACTATCACTGGTCTAACTGGTGTATTCCAAGTTGGTGAAGTTATTAGATCTAATGTTGGCGGTTATGCAACTGTCTTAGAATTTGATGCTGAGACTAACTTCTTAGTTGTTGGTCCTTTCACAGGCACTGCATGGGTTGCTACTAACACCTTAACAGGTAAGACATCTGGAGCAACTGCTACTGTTGGTGCTGTTGGCAGTTCTTATGACTGGTACACTGAAGTTGGTAATGTTAGAACTCTTGCTAGTGCAAGACTTATTACTTCTAATATCTCTGGTCAGATTGCAGGTACAAACCTCTGGACTAATCCAGAAGCATATGGAATCAACTGGACACCTACAACTGGTGTAACTATCACCGATAACCAAGGTGTTGCTCCAGACGATACTCAAACTGCAGAAGATGTTACTCCTAATAATGGTCAAAACGGACAGCATGAAATCAATAGAGATTACAACCTAACTGCTTTTGAAACCTTTGACTCTGGCACAGTTACTTTCGATACTTCTAACGAATCGTTTGACACTGGTTCTCCTGGAACTTCTGCAACTCAGCAGTTTACTTTCTCTGGATTTGTTAAGGCATCTGGTTCACAATCAATCAGATTCCAATTACAACTTGATCCAGGTGGTACAGGTGAACAGAATGCATTCTTTGATCTCAACCTCACTAACGGTACTACTGGTACAGTCTTTACTCCTCAAGGTGGTATTACTGCAGATGCATTTGGTGCTATTCCTCTTGGAGATGGTTGGTACAGATGTTACATCACTGCTACATTCTCCTTCGGTTTCAATACTCTAAGAAGTAAGTTCATTATTAAGAGTGGTAGTGGTGCTACTGTTTGGACTGGTGATGGTTCTACTGGTATTCTTGTTTGGGGTGCAAAACTTACTAAAGGTGGACTTGATCCTTATCAGGCACAAAGCGGTAAGACATTCTTCTCTGATACTGAGTTCAATACTAAGAACTATATTCTTGATCTGTTACAAACTTACACTATTGCAACTCTTGACAATAGTTTGACATCTCCTTCTCCTTCTGCAGGATTCTATTCCTTCTACAGTTCTACTGATGCTGCAAACTATACTAAGGCATCTGTGTCTGCAATGCTCAGATCAAACCTTGGAATTATCAGAAATCAACTTTCTAATGATACTTCCTACATTGGACTTACAACTTATAACGGAATCAGTCTTCCTACTAAGAATTTTGGAACTAGAAACATCCCTGTTGGTTTCAACGGTGGACTCAACCCTGCTGATTTCGCATATGGTTTACTTAGCAGTGCATATGCTGAAGTTGAATCTGTAACTCTTAACGAAGGTTTAGTTGTACAGGTTTACTCCAGATTCAGAATCGACGGTGATATCACTGACGGTCCTTACACAATGAATGAAACTGTTGCAAAACAGGGTGCTCCTTCTATTACTGGTGTTGTTTACGGATTCCATGAGGATGCTAACTTCAAGTATCTTGATGTTCGTATTACTGCAGGTCCTTGGGCAATTACAGATAATATTGTTGGTGCAACTAACTCTACTACTGCTCAGATTAGTGCTATCGAAACTCGTGTTCATATCATCAATCTCAAGGGTGACTTTGTTGCTGACATCCCATTCAAGGGTTACACCTCTGGTGCAACTGCACAACCTACTTCCTTCTTGAAGGCAGAGGCAGCAGTTACTGATAACACTGGTGGTAAGTTGACTGTTGATACTGCATCACTACTCGGAACATTTGAGAAAACCGCAGTTGTTTATCCTTCTGCTTCTAGACAGTTCATCACAGTTTCCAAGTATGCAGGACTTGATATTGGTGTTGGTGACAGAATTGCATCCGTTGGATACAAGAGATTTGGTATTAATATTATTAGTGGTCTCAACAACTTTACTGTTGGTAACAGACTTTATAAGGTTGTATCGGGTGTTCAAGATTCTGCCACATACGGTATTATCACTGACGTAGATATCGCAAACAACTATGTTTACATGATCGAGTATCAAGGCACGTTTACTCAAGGTGATCAGATTGGTGATTACGGGTTAGCAGCAACATTCCCCGTGGGATATGCTTCTATCTCAACGATCGTGACTACTGCAGGTGCAGGTGCTGCTCTCGTGCAGGATGTTCGCCCAGATGGTATTAACAAGCGTCTGTATCTCAGCGATGTTACTGGAACATTTGGAACTAGAGATGCTATCAAGGGACCTGATCAGTATGGTGCTGTTATCCTTGCTCAGGTTGATCTTAAGGCAAGAGTTAAGAGATCCTTCAAGGGATTTGATGGAACGCAAACTACCTTCGATCTTTCACAGAACAATGGTACTAGTTACCTCCCAGATCCCGCAGGACACCTCTTAATCTTCATTAATGGTATCTTACAACCTCCAGGTGCTACAAACGCATACACAGCGTTCTCTAACCAGATTCAGTTCACTGAAGCACCTGACCTTGGAGCATCCTTCACTGGATTCTACATTGGTAAACTTAGACAGTTGGATGATATCTCATTCGAGTTTGACTCCTTGAGACAGTCCTTCAACCTCAAGCGTAACGATGTGTTCTACTCCTTGACACTGACTGATGGTGTTCAGTCTAGTGTGATTAGACCTGAGAACAATATCATCTGTTCGCTCAACGGTGTGATCCAAGAACCTGGAGTTGGTTTTGAGATTGTTGGTTCTAGAATCATCTTCTCTGAGATTCCTAGATTCGGATCTACTTTCGTCGCATTCTCTTACGTCGGTTCTGAAGCAGACGTTGATGCTGCAGAGGTTGTACCTCCAATCGAACCTGGCGACTTCATTGACATCCAAGGTGAGACTGCAGACAGAGAAGTTGCTGTTATTGAATCTTCTAACTCTCTGATCACATTTGATTATCTTGGATCTGTCTTCGGTCAGAACGCATCTGCAACTGCGGTCTTGACATCTGGATTCATTGATCAGGTCCAAGTCACTGGTGGAGGTTCTGGATATACTTCTAGACCTACCGTGAGAATCGACTCCATCTCTGGTTTCGATGGAAACATCCGTGCCTTGGTTGGTGTTGCAGGTGTTGAACTCAGTGCAACTGGTTCTGGATATCAAAATCCAGGCATCAGCGTTGACACTGTTGTTCCTGATGATTATGTTGCTCCTGACCTTTCACTATACGGTGAAGAGTTAGTTGACCCAGAAACCCCATAAATAACTAAAAATCGTAGCGAGTAATGGCTAAGCAAACCATCGGTCTTGGCACGTCGGCAAATGACAATACAGGTGACACCCTGAGAGTCGGAGGCGATAAAGTCAATGACAACTTCAATGAAATATATGCAGCGTTAGGTAATGGTACGACACTTACTGTCAATACCACTAACCCTGCTGTAGGACAAGTATTAAGGTATAACGGTAGTACCTTTCTGCCATCTGATTACACCAACCTGACTGCAGCGTTGGATGTCAATGGTAACTCTATCATTTCGTCTTCAAACGGAAATATCCCAATCGCTACGAACGGAACTGGAGATATTAGTCTTGCTGCGGGTGGTGTTACTTCAGTATTTGATGGTGCTACTGGAACGATCGACTTCCCGACTACGATTTCTTATAAGAACGAATATAACTCACTAGGTGCTGCTCCTGCTGCAGCAACATATACTGGTTATTATTTTACCGTTAACGGTGATGATAATCCATATGTAAACATTAATATCACTGCAGGTGGTGTTGGTGATACTAGAGCAAAGTTGCTTACCGAATATTCAAGTATTAACTTACTTGCAGATGTTGATACGTCTACAACTCCTCCTAGTAATGATCAAGTTTTAAAGTGGAATGCTTCTAGCAGCAAATGGTTACCTGCTAATGATTCTGCGGGTATTGGTAGTATTAACACGTTCGCTTCTGTTGCAGGTGACACTGGAACTACAACTGCTAACAGTCAAACAGATACACTAACTATTGCAGGTGGTACTAATATTACTACTGCAGTTGTTGGAGACACTGTAACGGTCAACTTCTCTGGAACTCTGACTACTACTCTGAATGCCTTGACTGATACTAACATGTCAGGGTTGACTCAAGGTGACAGTCTGTTCTATAACGGATCTGACTGGGTTCCTACTCCTACTACTGGTCCTATTCTTTGGTATGAAATTGGTGCACCTGTAGAAAACGCAAGTAATGACTTCTTGATTAATGGACCTGGGCTTCCAGCAGGAGAAAATCGTGACCCAGATCTCTATGTGCATAGAGGATTCACCTATGCTTTTGATAACACGGTTGAGGGTGGTGGACACCCATTTAGGATTCAATCCACACAGGGTTTATCTGGAACACCATACACCACTGGTCAAAGTGGTAGTATAACTTCAGTTTTATACTGGACTGTTCCTTTTGATGCTCCCAACACTCTTTATTATCAATGTACACTCCATGCTGCAATGCAAGGAACCATTTACGTCGTATCATAATAAATGACAAGGACTGTCCCAGGAACAGGTGCAAGCATCGAACCTATCTTTGATGAGGTATTCGGTGTCCGTGCAGTAAAAGTTTTGAATGGAGGATCAAATTATGATCCTGCAGATCCTCCACGTTTAACGATCACTGGTTGTGGCACGCCAGATGTGGAAGCTTTATTATATCCAATTATTGATGCTGCTTCTGGTAGAATCACACACGTTAGAGTTTTAAACAGAGGAAGAGGATATGATCCGTTACGTTTGCAGATCATTCCTGAGCAAGAAACACCAAACGTAGTCAACTCTTTTAATATCAATAGGATCTGGCAGACACACCCCAACTCTCCAACAAGCGGTGCGTTTACTGGTACTACTGATAGATTAAGAATTCAATCAGATAATCATCCTAAACCTTCACAGTTATATCAAACTGAAAGAAGACCTGGAGGTTCTGGAGACATTGTAGATAGAACCTTTGATCAAACATTTGTTTATAGAGGTGGTAAAGATGTTCCGAACCCAGGAACTAGAGCATTACACCCAAATAAGGCAACAGGTATATTAGCAAACGGTGGTCTATTACATACTCCTGATTGGGGTCTTGCAGGTGGAGCACTGCCAAACTTTCCTATTGATGTAGTCAAATATGATTACGTTAAAGGTAATAATCAGTATGATGCTTTCATCGATAATAATGTTTATTATTATCACACAAGTAAAACTATTGATGAGTTTAAACTTCCATTAGGTGTTTTTGAATGGGGAGACCTTGAAGTCTTTACTTGGAATGTCAAGGTAGAGTTTGATAATGTAATGTTGACTGTTGATCAGATCGATGAAACACTCGGTCAGATTGAAGTAGGAAGAATTGTAGATGAAATTTCTGGATCTGGACGTGGCGAGATCGCAAAAATTGTAAGAAATAACTTAGGTGTAATCACAAGAATTTATTTAAGACAACTTACTGGTGATGCTTTTGCAAATGGTGATCTTTGTTTAGGTTCTAATGGATTTAAGTTCAGAGTAAGTGCTGATCCTATTTCATTCCCATTCGGTGTTTTTTATATTGATTTTGGTGCTGATGCACATGAGTTTGGTAATTTCACTCCAGGTCAATATTATTTTGCACCACAAGATATCAAAGTACAAAAAAATTACTTAATTATTTGGAATCAATCAGACTCTACAAATACGCAGAGTCCAGGTCATCCTATGCAGTTCTCTACGACTGCTGATGGTGTATTAAATGGCGGTACATTATATTACAGTAGCACAGGTGCTTCTACTGCTCCTGCTACAGATTACGAAAACGAATATCAAGCAATATTCATAATGAGTGCGGATGAAACTAATCGCATCTATTATTATTGTAAGTTACACAGATATATGTCTGGTTATGAAGGTGATGAAGGTTATATGACCCTCGACACAACTGCTGAGGAAGAAGACGAAGTTAATATGAACAACTACTATGTCGAAGATTTCTTCGGCACAGAGGCAGCAGGTACGAAAGATTTATCTAGACATGTAGACGGTCACTCAAAAATTATCGGTATGTCCTTTGACGGATACCCGATCTACGGACCATATGGTTATAACAGTTCGGGTGCTGTTGCTAGAGAAACCTCTAGTTTCCGTTTGAGGACTACTGCAGAACTCCAAGGTGCTAGACCTGCTGTAAACACTGCAAGCACTGTGACTTATACTGTCACTGTTGCAAATGGTGAGTTTGCATTTAACGGATCTTCGCCAGAGTTTCTGAACTTGTATAGAGGAAAAACTTACATTTTCAATCAAAATGACTCAACGAATGACGGCTCGAATCATATCCTCATATCTACTCAGACGGATGGTTGGCACAGCAGCAATCCTGTTGTTGTTGGTGATACTTCAGTTCTCTATTCTGGGAACGGTATCTCGTACTGGATTGATGGATCGAGCGTTTCATATCAACAATACCTCAGTGGATTCAATGGTGCTACCACTAGAGAAATAAGATTTACAGTTCCTGTAGATGCACCTGGTGTGTTATATCTGTTCTCTTACATCAACTCTGGGTATGGACTCAGATTAGTTAATGATGGTTATATTTTAGGAGATCTGACTTCTGATTATATTTACGATGCTAGTGTAGGAACCCTTGATGAATACAACGGTAAGTTCGCTGTAACACCAGAGTATCCTAATGGAACTTATGCTTACTTTATGACCGAAGATGGCAGTGGAAATCCAACCTTCCCATATGCCATTGGTCCTCGTTACTATGGCGCACCATTATTTGAAGGTGATACTGTTCCTCCACAACCTGACACCTTCCCAACATTAGCAACTGGTGATGTTGTACTTGCAAGCAATGGATCAGTTGCTTATGTTAAGATGACCAAAAAAGGTGACAACTATTTTGGTCCTGCTAAAGCAAAGATTCTTGGTGGAGAAGGATCTGGTGCTGTAGGTACTCCTATTGTACAAACTGTTACTGGTTTGTCTCTACTCAATCAAGGTAGAAGTTATGCAACTCCTCCAACACTCATCTTTGAAGGTGGTGGTGGACAGGGTGCACAAGGTGCTGCTGAGATTGATACTCTTGGTAAGGTTACATCGGTCAATATTGTAGATCCAGGTGAGTTCTATCAGGAAGCACCTTATGTTCTTATCTCTGGTGGTGGAGGTATTGGTGCTAAAGCAGAGGCAACCATATCACAGGGTGTCGTTACAGGTATTAATATTACCGATCCAGGTGAAGGATATACTTCTCCACCGAACGTTATCTTTACGAAACTTGTAAATCTTAAGCGTAAAACTAGAGCAAGACAGGCATTCAACTCTAGTGCGATTTACTTAACAGGTCTTGTTAAGGATGTGACTGCAAATGATACAGACATATATGTTGATTCTACAGATGCATATCCTGGTTCTGGTCAAATTATTGTTAATAAAGAAACCATTACCTATACTAGCAAATCTGCAGGTAGATTTACTGGTCTGACTCGTGGTGTAAACTTTAATTATGATCAGAGAGTTGTATTAGACACCATTCAGAACTTACCTGATGGAACTTCTAACTATAAGTTCAATGTTGGTGACAGAGTTATACGTCGTGTTGAGAATGCCAATAACAAAGTTGCTAAAGTATATGACTTCAACCCTGCTACTAGAGAACTTCTAGTTACTTTTGAAGTTGACGAACTTGCATTTATTGATGGTGGTAGACCTTCTACTGAAGATGCTATTGTTCAGTTTGATGCAGGTGTTGCTGCTTCTTCTGGTGCAGGTGTCTTACCACACACAATTATTGATGCTACAGGCACCAATATTACAACATTTACAGTTCCTATCGGAACTATACAGGATAAGGATTTCCAAGACATCGCTGAAAATGACGGTGCAGGAGATGGCATTCCTGACTTGAGTAATGCAAACACAGATTATGCTAACCAGATTAGTCTTGATGGTGGTATCTTCAGTTCTCTTTATGGTATTGAAGAGACACAAGGTGGTACTAACACAACTCTATTCCAAGTTGGTGACAGTATTAAGGATGCTGATATTCCATTCAAATATGCAACTGTTGTTGAGGCAGGTGGACTTGCAGATGGTGTCGCACACCCTGCAGTGCTAAATATCACATTAGACGTTGCAGGTGGAAACGGATTAAACTTCTCCACAAATGAAGTCGTGACTGGTGCTATTTCTGGTGTTAGAGGAACTGTTGTTTCTTGGATACCTTCGACTGGTGTCTTAACAGTTAATAATATTATTCCTTTCAATACTGGAAACGTTAACATTGGTATCGGTGGATTACTCTATGAGTTCTCCCAAAATAGTAGTATTATTGATTTTATCATTGCAAATCCAGGAACAAACTATACTGGAGTGCCAACAATAGCGATTGAGAATACTGGCGATATACAGGCAACTGGTACTGTTGTAATGACAACTGCAGGAGACCAAGTTGCATCTATTACTATTAATAATGGAGGGTATGGAATCCCTCAAACTGTAGATGGCACCTACAATCTACACCCAACTGTAACATTTACAAATGCGAGTGGAGATACAACAGGTGCAAATGCTGCTGCACAAGCAGTACTGGGTGGAGAGAACCTTGTAGGTAATGGCGGTGCTTCTTATAGAATTAAGAGCATTGAGTATTCTACAGTTGTTCGCTCGTAACCTTAATAAATAAACAAGAGGACAAATAGTATCCGCAAATGGCAGCCCTATTAACTGATCAGTTTAGAATATTTTCTGCGAAAAAGTTCATCAAGGCACTTGAAGGTCCTGACGCGACCCAGAGTGACGATGCAGCAGGTGCAACGAGAGATCGTTTGTATCTGTTTATTGGTAGACCGCAACCTTGGGATAATGAAAACTCACCGCCTCAGGCAGTGGATTCATTCTCAGAGTTTTCTGGTTCTTATGACGACATGGTGTCTATGAAGAGAGTCCTTGCTTCTGACACTGTTCAAGTTTGTCGTAGAATTGATTGGGTTTCTCCCGAACAAACTACTGGTGGATTGGGTTTTACTTATGACATGTATCGTCATGACTACTCCCCAAGTAAGACTGCTGCTTCTGGTGCTACTAAATTATATGATTCTGATTTTTACGTTGTAAACTCTCAGTATCAAGTATACAAATGTATCTACAATGGTACATCTCCCTCGGATCCAAATGGTAAACCTAGTACAGTTGAGCCTACTGGCACTAGCACTAGTATCATTACAACAGGTGATGGTTATCGTTGGAAGTATATGTACACTATCCCCGTTGCTAGTGTTCTTAAATTCTTCTCAAACGACTATATGCCTGTCTTCACAAACGCTGCAGTCCAAACCAACGCAGTTGCAGGTGAAGTCGATACTGTTGTTATTAATGCTGCAGGTTCTGGTTACAACAACGGAACATACGATAACGTAGCGATCAACGGTGACGGAACTGGTGGTCGTGTTTCTATTGTTGTTGACGGTGGTAAAGTTATCTCTGCCACGGTGACATCTGGTGGTACTGGATATACATTCGGTAAAATCACCATTGATAATATCACTGGTATCGGTACTGGTACTGGTGGACAAGTTGATGTTATCTTGCCTCCTCCTGGTGGGCACGGTGCAGATGCTGTTACAGAAATCGGTGCCTTTAGGGTTATGATCAACGCCAAACTCTCATACGATGAGGGTGCAGGTGACTTCCCTGTTGATAACGACTATCGTCGTATCGGTCTTGTTACTAACCCACTTAAGTTTGGTACATCGGAACTTATCTCTGACTTGACGATCTCTGCTGCTAAAGCAGTTATCTTCGCTCCTACATTCCAAGGTAACTACGTTCCTGATGAGATCATCACACAAACACGAGTCGTTGGTGGTACAAACGTTACTGCTAGAGGTCGTGTTATTTCTTGGAACCCAACAACTAAACTTCTGAAGTATTATCAGAACGCAGTTGATGGTATCTTCCCAGAAGTTACAGGTACACAGAATGAGTTTGACGGTTCTAACGTAATCAGTGGTGCAACCTCTGGTGCTGCAGGACAACCTGACGTCAACTTCCCTGCTGTTCCAAACTCTTCTTCTAGAACTATTAACAACACAGAATATGACTTAGGTATGAAGTTCAACAACGGTTATGCAAAACCCGAAGTTGCCTCAAACACTGGTCAGGTTGTTTATATAGATAATAGAAGATCCATCAGTCGTGCTAACGACCAAGTAGAAGACATCAAAATCGTAATCGAGTTCTAATGGCACAAAATACCAATCTAAACGTCACACCATACTACGACGATTTCGATAAAACGAAAAACTTTTATCGAGTGCTATTTCGTCCTGGGTTCCCAATCCAAGCAAGAGAACTCACTACCATGCAGAGTATTCTGCAGAATCAGGTAGAGAATGTAGGTTCACACCTGTTTAAAGATGGCGCAATGGTCATCCCTGGTCAGGTAGGTTACGACTTAAATGTAGACGCTATCCAGTTACAAGAGTCATTCTTGGGTGCCGATGTTGAACAGTATCGTACTCAGTTGAATGGTAAGATTATTGAAGGTCTTACATCTGGTGTAAAAGCAAAAGTTTTATTCAGTATTTCTGCTGCCGATTCGACGAAAGGATATATTACACTCTACGTTAAGTATATTGAATCTGGTGGTGCACAGAATACACAACAAACATTTTCAAATAACGAACAGTTAATCACTGATGCTGAAATTACTTTCGGCACAACTTTGATTGAAGTTGGATCACCATTTGCACAACTACTTCCTACTGCTGCATTACAGCAAGGTTCTGTAGCATATATTCAAGAAGGTGTTTATTTCATCAGAGGTTTCTTTGTTGACGTACAATATCAGTACTTACTTCTCGATCAGTATGGATCAAACCCCTCCTATCGTATCGGACTTGATATTCAAGAATCCATTATTACTCCAGAGGATGACCTTAGTCTCAATGACAACGCTGCTGGAACAAGTAACTATGCTGCTCCTGGTTCTCATAGATTTAGAATCTCAACCAGATTAGTTAAGAAATTACTCACAGATGATGCTGATAAAGACTTCCTTGAACTCTTAAGAATCAACAATAGTAAAGTTGAAAAACTTGTTGATAGAAGTGCATATGATGAACTAGAAAGATCCATGGCAACCAGAACTTTTGAAGAGTCTGGTGACTATGTTGTTAAAGATTTTAAAATTACTGCTAGAGAAAATCTTGATGATGGTTTCAACAATGGTGTATATGCTGTAGGTTCTACTACTGCTCAAGGTAATGTTACTGCAGAGAACAAATATGCTATTGAATTTGGACCTGGAACTGCATATGTAAGAGGATATAGAGTTTCTACTTTATCACCAACTTATGTTGACTTAGATAAACCTAGAGATACTAAAGCATCACAGAATACTATTATTCCATTCGAGATGGGTAATAATATTATTGTAGAGAATGTTTTTGGTTTCCCTAACTCAACAGGTTCTTCTCTTGCTAGTGCATATCAAACTATTGAGTTGAGAGATGCATTCACTTCAACTCCTGGAAGTGGTGCAGGTAAT